GACCGAATGGCACCGGGTGGCGATCACCGCCGATGGTCTGGCCGGGGTCGCCGAACGCTATCTGAAAAAGGGCTCCAAGGTCTATATCGCCGGGCGGTTGCGGACCCGCAAGTGGCAGGATCAGGCCGGCCAGGACCGCTATTCAACCGAGATCGTGGTGGCGGGGTTCGACGGCACGCTGGAGATGCTGGGCGACGGGCGCGGCGGCGGCACCGGCGCCTCGGCTCCCGCCATAGATGACGACGAGATTCCATTCTGATGCCTGCCGATCTGCCGCCGGAACTGGTGGTGGTGCTGGCGCAAATGGCGCTGATCTGGCTGTTCTGGCCGCCGTGGTGGAGGTAAGCGATGACGGTTGACACGGAAATCCCGGCGCAGCTTGTGGCCGGCGATGGCTGGGCGTGGTCGGATGCGGCGGCCTTCGCCTCGCACCCGCCCCCGGATTGGGCGCTGCATTATGTGCTGCGCCCGATTGCCGGCGGCACCACCATCACCATCGTGGCCACATGGGGCGACGATACCTACAGCCTGAGCCGCACCGCCACCGCAACCGCCGCCGATGCGCCGGGCGATTACGAGTGGACCGCGCTGGCCTATGACGACGCCAGCGATGACCGCGCCCGGCTCGGGTCGGGGCGGGTCTGCATCCTGCCCGACCCGGCGCAGGCCACCGGCGATCTGCGCAGCGGCGCCGAGCGCATCCTTGCCGCCATCGACGCCACGGTTGAAGGGCGCGTGACCAAGGACGCGGAAAGCTACACGATTGAGGGGCGCAGCATCGCCCGCACGCCGATGGCCGATCTGATCCGGTTGCAGGGCATCTACCAGCGCCGGGTTGACGCCGAGCGCAACCCGGGCGGCTCGCCGTTCCAGTACCGGAGGATTGCGCTTTGAGGTTGTGGCCGTTCAAATCCCGCGCCGCCGAGCCGGCCCCTGCCACCCCTCACCGCCACGAACCGGCGCTGGTCAAGCGATCCTATCGCGCCGCATATCCCGACCGGCTGGCCTCGGGGTTCGGATTCTTCGGCCCCACCACCCGTGACGAGGTGCGCCGCGAGATCAGGGGCCTGGTGCGGCATTCGCGCCATGCCGCCCATAATTTCGATTTTGCCCGCGCCTATGAAATGCTGTTCCGGCGCCATGTGATCGGCCCCAACGGCATCCGCCTGCAAATGGATGTGCGCGAGATGGATGGCCGGGCCGATACCGTGGCCAATGCGGCGCTTGAGTCGGCATGGGCGAAATGGGGCAAGAAAGGGTCGCCCACCATCTGCGGATCCCTGTCATGGTGGGGGGTCGAATGCGTCATTGCCACCGCGATTGCCCGCGAGGGCGGCGCCTTTCTGCGCTTCCACGAGGGGGCGGGGCGCGGCCCGTTCGGCATTCAGGTCGAGCCGGTGCTGTTCGACCGGCTGGATCTGGACCTGACCACGCCACTTGGCAGCGGCGATTACATCGAATCGGGCATCGAATTCAACCGCGACGGGCGCATTCTGGCCTTCCACATTTGGGACAAGCCGCAATCGGAGGCGCACCGGGGCACCATGCACAAGCGCGACCGGGTGCCCGCCGCCAAGATGATCTATGTGAGTGTTCCCGAGGAAGCCGGGCAGGTGATGGGCGTGCCGCGCTCAAGCACGGCGCTGCGGCTGATGAACATGAGCGAGAAATATCAGGAATCGGCGATGGCTGCGGCCAATTACGGCGCCGCGCAGATGGTGTTTTTCGAACAGGCCGATTCGTCGGGCCAGATCGGCGGAACCGCCGCCGCCGAGGTGCCGATTGACGAGGTCGAGGCCGGCACCATGGCGATGTTGCCGCCGGGGGTGAAGGCGGTTCCGCACAGCCCGCATTACCCCGATGCTGCCGTCGAGCCGTTCATGCGCCACATGGGCACCAGCCAGGCCGCCGGGCTGGGCGTGGCCTATGAGACGCTGACCGCCGACCTGAGCCGGGCCAATTTTTCCAGCCTGCGCGCTGGCAAGGGTGAGGAGCGCGACGAGTGGCGCATGTTGCAGCGCGCCATCTTCGAGGGGTTGCACGATCAGGTGTTCGCCAGATGGTTGCCCCTGGCGCTGCTTTCGGGGCGCATTCGTCTGCCGGTCGACAAGCTGGACAAGTTTCAGGCCGCCACATGGCGCCCGCGCGGCTGGCCCAGCGTCAACCCGAAAGACGACGCCACCGCCAATGCCAACGATCTGGCCAGCGGCAACAAATCGCTGACCGAGATCGTCGCCGAACGAGGCCGGGCGCTGGAGGATGTGCTTGACGAGCGCGCCGCCGAGGTGGCCGCGTTCAAGGCCCGTGGTCTGCCGGTTCCGGCATGGGCCGGGTTGATGGACGATGGCGTGCCGGGCGATCACGAGCCGCCGCAAAAGGAGTGACGCATGAGCCGAAGAATTCCGGCATTCGCCCACCGCATGGGCGAGATCACGGGGGCGCCGGATGGCGCCCCTTCCGATTCCCGGGAGGTGCTTGTCTCGTTTTCCAGCGAGGTGCGCTATCTGCGCCACGATTGGGACCGCGACGAGGATTTTTGGGAAGTGCTGGGGCACGGTGAGGCCGAGGTTGATCTGACCCGGCTCAATTCCGGCGCCGCCCCGCTGCTGAAAGATCACATGCCCGTTCTGGACGCCAAGATTGGCGTGGTGGTGCGGGCATGGCTGGAGGCCGGGCGCGGCAAGGCGTTGGTTCGCTTTTCCGAAACCCCGGCGGCCACCGACATTCTCGCCCGGGTGCGGGCGGGGGATGTAACCTGTGTAAGCGTTGGCTACGCGATCACAGCCGCCAGCCGGTTGCCCAATCAGGACGGGCACCCGGTGGTGCGCGTCACCCGCTGGGTGCCGAAAGAAATCTCGTTTGTAGCGATCCCCGCCGACCCGACCGTTGGCTACGGGCGGGCGGAATATGCCGTTTCGGCGACCATCACAATCACAGAACAGGAGGCAGAAATGCCCAACCCCAACACCACAGAGACCCGCGACGATGCCCCGGCACCCACCGTTCCGGCGCAGGCCCGCCGCGCCGATCCGGCGCCGCAGACGCGCGCCGACACCTCGGTCGCCGATGCCCTCACCGCCGAACGCCGCCGGGTCGCGGAAATCGACGCCATCGCGGTGCGCTTCGAGATGCCCGCCGCCGCCACCCGCGCCGCCATCGAAAAGGGCATCAGCGTCGATGCGTTCCGGGCGCAGGTGATGGACCACATTGCCAGCGACGAGCGCGATGCGCAGCGCGGCAATGCCCAGCGCATCGGCATGACCGACCGCGAGGCGCAGGCGTTCAGCATCACCAATGTGGTGCGGTTCCTGATGAACCCGAACGACCGCACCCGCGAGCGCGCCGCCTTCGAACTTGACGCCAGCCGTGCGGTGGGCGATGCGCTGGGCCGCGAGGCCGAGGGCGTGTTCATTCCCGCCGATGTGCTGATGAACGCCAACTATCTGCGGGCGCAGAACGTGGGCACCGGCAGCGCCGGCGGCGTGCTGGTGCCGCAGGATTACCGTTCGGGGTCGTTCATCGAACTGTTGCGCAACCGCATGGCCCTGACCGGGCGCGGCGTTCGGCTGTTGCAGGGCTTGCAGGGCAATGTCGATATTCCCAAACAGACCGGCGGCGGCACCTTCTACTGGTTCGGCGAAGATGGCGAGCCGACCGATACCGAGGCCAGTTTCGGCCTGGTCAGCATGACGCCGCATTCGGCGGGGATGGCAATCCCGTTCACCCGCCGCATGGCGCAACAGGGCAGCCCCGATATCGAGGCGCTGGTGCGCGACGATCTGCTGCGCGGGCTGGCCGTGGGGCTGGACAAGACCGCGCTGGTCGGCCACGCCTCGGTCGATGCGCCCGATGGTCTGCGCGACAAGATTTTCGGCGCCGCCACCGATTGGGCCGCCAGCGCGGCCTTTCCCGACTTCGGTGAAATGGTGGGGCTGGAAACCGCCGTTGCGGTCGGCAATGCCGATACCGGCGACCTGGCCTATGTCTACAGCCCGCACACTTCGGGCCACCTCAAGACCACGCCGAAATTCTCTGGCGGCGAGATCGCCGTCGAGGAGGGTGGCGTGGTCAACGGTTACACCCGGGTCAGCACCAATCAGATGGGCACCGGCGAGGTGATCTTCGGCAATTGGGCCGACCTGATCATCGGCATGTGGTCGGGCATGGATCTGCGGGTCGATACCGCCACCAAGGCGGCCAGCGACGGCAAGGTTCTGCGGGTGTTCACCGATGTGGATGTGGCGGTGCGCAATACCGAATCCTTCGCCATGGGCAAGCCGGATTCGGTTCTTACCTGAGCCTTCCCGGCGCGCGGGGTCTGACCCCGCGCGCCCAACCAAGGGGGGGCCGAATGGACCTTGCACGCCACGCGAAAGCGATTGCCGCTTTCGCATCATCCATCATAGCCGCGCTGGCGCTGTTCGGGGCCTGCGCGGCGCTGGGCATCGGCACCCCTTCGGTGCTGATCGCCGCGCCATTCGTGGCCACGCTGACCGCCGCCGTGGTCTGGTGGGTGCCCAACCGAACCCACGGTTTCAACGTCAACGATATCGCCGACGTCCTGATCGACGCCGGTTTCGATGCCGTTGCCCAACATCAGGAGAACGCCGATGACCGACCACCCCAAGGCGCTGCATCCGGTCAGGGTTGATGGCAGGACCATCGCCCCGGGCGGGCAGATCGACCCGGGCAAGATCGACCCGGCGCGGCTGGAGCGGCTGATCGCCAAGGGCCGGGTGGCACCGGGCGCCGAGGCGGCGCCGGTCAACCGCGCCGAAACCACAACGGGCCGGCCCGCGCTTGGCCTGCCCGATGCCGGCGCCGCGCCATGATCGAGGGTGCCGCCGAATGGGCGGTGTTCACCGACCCTGACGTGTTCGGCGAACCCGTCACCTACACCGGCCAGGCGCAAGCGCCGGCGCAGATCACCGGCATCTTCACCGCCGCCCGCGCGGTGGTGGTGGCCGGCCCCGGCCCCGGCGTGGCCACCACCGAACCGGTGCTGAGCATCGCCGCCAGCGCCCTGACCTTCACCCCCGCGCAGGGCGATCAGGTGACACTCGCCCGGTCGCACCCCGGCTTTCCGGCGGGCACCACCTTGATCGTGGCCGACCCGCAACCCGATGGATCCGGCTTGATCCGCATCATTCTGAGAAGGAACTAGACCATGTTGAAAGGCAAGGACGGGATCGTCAAGACCGGCTCCCCGCTGGCGGCGCTGGGCGCCGTGCAGAACTGGAATGTCGATGAACAGGCCGATGTGGTGGCCGGGTGGGGCATGGGCGATGCCGCCGAATCCGCCTTCACCACCATCAAACGCTATTCCGGTTCGGTCGAGGTGTATCTGAATTTCGCCGATGAATCCGACGACCTGGCCGTGGGCGACGAGGTGGCGATGGAGCTTTATCCGGGCGGCGAAACCACCGGCTCGGGCTATTTCTCGGGCACCGTTCTGGTCACCGGGCTGGCGCGTTCGGGGGCCAAGGATGGCATTCCGGCGCTGACCATCAATTTCCGCAACGCCAGCGGCGTGCTGAGCAAGGGGACCGTGGCCTGATGAATGACGCCCTGACCGCCCTGACCGGGCATTATGACCGGTTGCGCAACCAGACTTTCACCGTGCCCGGCGTGACCCGGGCCGATGGCAAACCGCTGGTGGTGCATTTCAACCCGCCGACCAATGCCGAGGGCCAGCGGATCCGCCAGCGCGCCGGCATCAGCGACGAGGCGAAAGTGACCCTTTATACGGTGATCTTTCTGGCCAAGGACGAAAACGGCAACCGGCTGTTCGAGGATGACGCCGAAACCGTCAAGGCGCTGACCGAGAACGTGCCGGGCCGGGTGCTGGCGCAGATCGCCAATGCGATCATGCGGTTTTCGACCGAGGCCGACCTGGGAAACTGATGCAGTCGAACGGTGAGGCGCGGTTTATCTACGCCCTCGCCGTTCGGCTCAAGAAATTCCCGTCCGAGATCATCGACCGCCCGATTGAAGAACTGCGCGCGCTCCACGCCTTTCTGGAATGGGACGCGCAGGCACATGCCAGGAGATGACCCATGGGTATCAAGGATCTGTTCTTCAAGATCACCGCCCGCGACCAGACCGGCCCGGCCTTCGGGTCGGTCAACCGCCGGTTGCGCGAAACCGATGGCCTGTCGGCCCGGGCCAGTGATCGCATCAACCGCGCCGGCAAGGCCATGCGCAACTATGGCGCCGCCGGATCGCTGGCCACCGGCGGCATCCTGTTGCATTTCCGCGATGTGATCGGGCTTTACGATGAACAGGCGCGCGCCGAGGCCAAGGTGGCGCAGGCGGTGCGCCAGACCGGCGGCGCCGCCGGCTTTACCGCCGATCAGCTTTACAAGCAGGCATCGGCCTTGCAGGACGTCACCCGGTTCGGTGACGAGGCCATTCTGGATGGCGTGACCGCACAACTGCTGACATTCGGCAACATCTCGGGCGAGGTTTTCACCGGGGCGCAGGATGCCGCGCTTGATCTGTCAACCATGCTCAATGGCGACCTGAAAGGCGCGGCGATCATGCTGGGCAAGGCGCTGAACGATCCGGCCAAGGGTCTGAGCGCCATGAGTGATGCGGGTATCACGTTCAGCGATGCGCAGGCGCAGGTGATCAAGGATCTGGCCAAGACCGGCGATATCGCCGGGGCGCAGAAACTCATTCTTGAGGAGGTCGCCATGTGGTACGGCGGCCAGGCCGA